CCTGGCAAAGTGTGCCACCTGATGAATCCGGATATTAACCAGGAAATCTACGGCATGCCGGAATATCTTGGCGCATTACTCTCAGCCAGCCTTTCTCATTCGGCGGACATGTTCAGAAAACTGTACTACGACAACGGATCCCACGCCGGGTGCATCATCTACATCGGTGCAGCGCAGGTAAACCGCGAAAGCATGGACTCCCTGAAAGAAACGTTACAGGGTGCACGTGGTGGTGGTGCGTTTAAAAACGTGCTCATTCATGCGCCCAACGGGGGCAAAGAAGGTGTGCAAATTTTGCCGTTCCAGCAGATCACCGCAAAGGATGAGTTCATGAATGTTAAGGCGGCATCCCGTGATGATGTACTGGCTGCGCACCGCGTTCCGCCGCAACTGATGGGGGCGATGCCGGGTGAAAAAAGTGCGTTTGGTGATGTGGAGAAGGCCGCGCGGGTTTACGCAATTAACGAGCTGATGCCCGTCATGGAGGCCATGAAGCACATCAATGACTGGCTTGGCGAAGAGGTGATCCGCTTTAACCCTTACGCACTGTTAGATAGAGGTGATCCGCTTTAACCCTTATGCACTGCTGGACACCCAGCCCACATCCTGACGCGCTTCGCTTGTCTGCTGCTTCGCCGGGGCATAAAAAATTTATGCCCCGACTCTCCAGCTCCTGTATCAGTCAGATAATTTCACGACGCTTTCCTGCTTATTGCCATCATCGACGGTCAGACTCTTACGCAATCCCACTGCGCTGACTGCATGTTCTCGCCGCCTCAGTGCGATTTTGACGGCCTTACCTTTCACCCCATCAAACCAGAATCCCTCACGTATTTTTCACGCTCAGCGTGAGAAATACGGCCATTCTGTCGTGTCGCTGCGACATCGTTAAGGGAACGCTATTCCCCCCCCTGAAACGCGGGCTGTTCCCCCGTCACCTGCGCGCAGAAAAAGCGCGTTTTTTTGTGCACGCACGGATCCTTGACGGATCCAACTGCCACGCGGGCCGGAAGGGCAAAAAGTCGTTCAAAAAAATTGTGCAAATTTGTGCACTATTGTGCATTGAAATAAACGCCCTGGAAGAGGGCGTTTTGGCTCATTTCTATAGCTTTGATGCAGGCTGGGCTAGGTCTCCTTTGATGCCAGTGTTTACAACCTGACAAGCCTCTTTGAGTACCCAGTCAACAGCGTCTTTCCATGCTCCGGTTTCGGCTGGCGGATTCTCACGCTTTACCAGTTCATAGAATCGTACTGCTCTAACCAGTCCATCTGACGGTTTTGCCTGTAGTGCAGCCTGAGCTATGCGGTATGCCTGGAGCATACGGGCGTCGTTGATATCCATTCCGAACGGAATTTCTGATGATTGTGATTCTGCATCTTCAAGCCTGGCAATTTCTTTACGTAAAAAGTATTTCAACTCTTGTTTTTGTTTTCTGTTCATGCGTTTTTTCCCTTTTTGTCTGTCACTTCTCTCCTGATAATTTCATTGCACAAATCCACGCACTCATTGCAGATGCAAACAGACGGTCCGGCAATCACCTTTGTGACTTCGTACTGAGATTTATTGCAGAAGCTGCAATAAATCGTCTCCTCGCCTGAAGTCCATGTTTTGCTGGTTTCGCCAGACATCAGTTGTTTGAGGTCTTTTTCACGACGAAGAACTATCTGGCCACATTCAGCTATTTTTTGGATGTTGACATTTTCTTCTTTCGCCAGCGCTTCCATCCGCTCAATCAGTCGCTGCGCTTTTTCTCTGTCAATGTGTTGCATTGTGTCCCCCTTGTTTATGTTCCCGGATTAAAGTCATCAGGGCGGATGCGCCCTGATGTTGTGTTATTCGGGAAATAACGCCCTGATATTTCCGGCCATCCGACTGGTTATCTGTGTGGTTGGTACTGGCTGTGACGCGGGGCGTTCTGTCCTGGTTTGTGTCACTGATAACGCCTCATCGTCAGCCCATGCAGCCAGTCGGTAAGCCTCTGCCGGATTCATTTTCAGAAGTGCCAGCCCGGCCAGAAAAGCCACACGTTGGCCGCTTTTGCGGGCTTCTGGTGTAAGGCTGTCCAGCCAGGCGCATGCTTCGCCTTCGTTCTTGACGGCGACGGGCTTCAGATAGAAACTTATCCGTCTGGTTGGTGTCGTCATTGGTTTACTCCTTGTCCATTGCGTACAGCCCATTAACCAGAGCAAACTGTGGCACCCCGTCCGCGATGAAAGTCGCATTAACTCCGCAGGCTTCGCGGATAGCGGGTGCCACAATCTCCGCCCCGCCACCGACAACCATCACCCGCCCGTAACCCGAAAAACCCGCCAGCGCGCGGATCACTCGTTGTTTCAGTGTTTCTTCCTTTTCACGAATAACCGCCATCAGGCTGTCGTAATGCGCGTCATTGTGGATGTGCTGGCGCAGCCAGGCTTCATCATGGCGATGTTCGATAATGGTATTGGCGATGTGGTGACTGGTGCGCATACCGTTAGTGGCCATCACCGACAGTACGGCATTGGCCATCAGAGAAACGCCTACGTGTGGATCGCAAAACACCTGGCTGATACCTGCCAGTTGCCCCTGAACCTTTGCCACATCCAGCGTGGTTCCGCCCAAATCCACAATCAGCAGGGATTCAAACGGACTCATGTCAGCCAGTGCTTTAAAGCCAGCCGGAATGGATTCAGGCATAACCCGTACGTTACGGATAGTGAATGCTTCGCCGTTCTGGTACTCCACCGGGCGCATAACGTTCGCTTTTTTGCGGTTGATACGTTCGCTTTTTTGCGGCTGATGTTGGCCATGTCCGGCTGTGCGTTTGTGTCGAAATACTCGCTCAGTGGCAGGGTGACAACCACATCCACCTCCTGTGGCGTGATGCCTGATTTGACCAGCGCGTGATGAATGGCAATGACATTCACATCGCTGTACTGGTATTGCGTGTCGGTCGTCTGGACAAAGCGATCGCTGACCGGATCAAAACCATAGCGCACGCCATCAAGCATGTAGTTCGCGGGCTGCGTACCACCGAACGGCGCAGACCATTCCGACTTGAAGCTGTTCGGGCTGATGGCGTTGCGGCGTTCGCCGTTCTCAGTCCATGCCAGCTTGATGTTGGTGGAGCCGTCGTCGATACAAATTTTCATGTCGCTTTTCCTTATGTTGATTAATTAATCGTTTACGGGATTCTGAAATCCCGTTTTTGCCTGTTTTATGCGCGCTTCATATATCGCGGCGCGTTTTTTGCTCATTTACGGGATTTGTGAATCCCGTTTCTGTCTGTTTTTTGTTTCCACTGGTCAGGCCACCCCGCAGCAGGTCTGCTTTGCGGCGGGCGCGTTCAGTGGTTTCACTGATTCTCTGTGCGTGCTCTGCGTCGCGGATGGCGCGCAGCATGTCAGAAAGCACGGTAACGGGTGTTTTCATGGTGTTCTGGTCCTGCTGAAGTGTGGATGCCAGGCGTGCGGCGGCTTCGGGGTCTGATGCCCCCAGCTGTTCCAGATAGCTGGCGACCGGGTTATGGCGGATCTCCGTGCTGCTTACGCCGTGGTTACGGCTCAGGCGCTGCCAGAGCTGCGTGATCCGGCTGTCCGGGCGGGTATCCGGTTTGCGTACAATTTCAAATCCCTGCGGTGCAATGATGCTGCCGTCAACGTACAGGCTGCCGCCCCGTAACAGGTGCTGCATCTGCTGTTCACCGATATGCAGGCCGAGAGATTCGGCAGATTCCCGCCATTCTTTAGCGAGTAATTCGTGGTTATCAGGCAAAGGCCGCTGCTGTTTGCGGCTCTGTGTCCAGCTCTGCATTTCATCACTGCTGTTTTTTGCCTGTTTGTCACGAAGCGAACGCATCAGCGCCCGGCGTTCGTGCCGTTTCAGTGAGCGCATCCATTCGTTCACTTCAACGCCGTCAGGGAGCTGCGGCCACGGTGCTGGCCGTTCTTTCGGCTGTTCTGTCCCGTTGTTGTTTCTTCCGGCTGTTCTGTCCCGTTGTTGTCCGTTTCCTGTACACGGGGACAGTTATTGCCACGAGTCCAAGGGGCGGCAGGGCCGCCCTGAAGGTCAAAACCATTTTCGTGGGTGCTGTCTTCCGCTTCCGGTTTACGTCTTACCAGCTTCCAGTTATCCGGGTGCGTGCACACACGGGAGGATTCCCCGATGAGTGGCGACCAGATCCCGTAAATCTGTACACTCTGTTCGCCGTAATCGTTCAGCTCATCTGCGAGGTCGTAGGCTGTGCGAATCAGGTAGTCCTTGCGCGGAACAAGTACGCCACCCTGTTTTTCAATGTAGGTGGCAAAACACCCGGCATCAGCGGCAGCAAGAATCAGCGGCAGCGAGTACCGCATCCATTGCGTCATCCTTCAGCCGTTGCGGGCCTTCCGGGTTGCGTGCCATCTGGCTGGCAAGGCGGCGGAGTTCACGCCACACCTGACGGGAGGGAATGCCAAAGAACTGGAACTGGCGGACCCGGTGAAGGCGCGCCCAGCCGATGGCGCGTTCCACGCTCTCGGCCATTGATTTTCCGGTTTCGTGGTCAACGCGTGGCTTGCCCGTTTTTGGGTCGATGCCATCCACGGCGCGGCTGTCCAGGTTCTTTCCGATGTAGGTGGCGATGTAGCTGGTTGGTGTGCCTTTTGAGCCGTCGACATACTCCACCTTAAAGCGCGGAGTAATATCATTGCCCAGCTCGTGGCGGTCTTCCTGAATGGCAATATCGCGGGTGATGGCCACGATGCTGTCGATTTCTTCCGGATGAGCAAAGACCATCATATGCCAGTGCACGGTGCCGTCATGGTGAGGCTCCACCGTGCGGATGCCATACCAGCGCAGGCCGTCGCGGTTCAGTTTTTTGCGGACCGCCGCAAAAAACGTGTTAACCAGGTAATCGCTGGAGTCGCGCATAGTGGCCCCGTTCCATTTGGGATTCGGATGACCGTTCTCCGTTGTTGCGTGGTATTTTGACGGGCAGGTGACAGTCAGAAACACCGCTCTGTCGCCACGGGCTTCGGCCAGAAGTTCCAGCCCCTTCATGGTGGCCATCATTTCTGCCTTACGGTGAACCGGGTTACTTACTCCCGCGTAATACACCGTCTCGAGATCAATCGTGAACCCGTCTTCGTTTTCCAGCATGAAACTTTTCAGGAAATCGCGTGTTTTCTCGCGCTGTGCGCGAAACTCGCTTAACGCGTCCTGGCTCAGATAGGGCGATGTTTTTCTGGAAACCAGACAGGCGGCGCGGAGTTGTTCTTCCCGCCACTCGCAACGTAACAGCCACAGTTTGCGTTTCCACCATTCCGCACAGGTCAGGCGGAGGATTGCGCCCGGCAGCAGTTCCGTGTCCGGTTCGTTCTTGCGGTCTTTGTCTGTTGTCAGTGCGTCATAATGTGGAGGCATGGCGTGCAGGTGTAACGCCATGCGGGCCAGCATCTGATACGCCTTCAGTGCCACCTCCATGGTCAGCTCACCATCGGTCGCGCCAAAGCCATCGCAGAGTTTTTCGAAGGTGCTGCTGAACATCGCCGCCGTCATGGTGGCCAGCGTCTGTATCTGGTGCTTGTTGAGCTGCGGCAGGTAAAGCAAATCATCCAGGCGTTCGCGTCCGGCAAGGGAGCGATAACCCGGTGTCAGCCAGCGGCTGTCGGTGCGGTCCAGACGTTCGAATATTTTGCGCAGGGTTCCGCGTGCATAGCGTTCCGCCTGCCAGCTCTTTTTGCCTTTCTGACGATCGGCTTCCTGCTTCCTTTCCGGCGATCGGCTTCCTGTTTTTTGCGCAGGAAAGAGAGGTGGCGGCTCAGAGGTTCTCGCAGATAAACGGGAAGCGCCTTCAGTGTGGCAAAGGCACGGGCTACCGGGTCTTGTTCTGTTGCCCGGCGCTTACTGATGATGCTCTGAGCCAGCTTTTCACGCTGTCCGGCTTCCTCAAGGGATGCCATGAGTTTTTTACCCATGGCGGATTGTGCGAAAAAGGCTTCTTCCTTCGCTTCCTGTTCTTCCTGTGCCCTTTTGTCCGCCTCAAGGTAGTAACGGATGGCGCGTTGCAGGTCGGTTTCAGTTTCCTGCCTGCGCTCCGTAAATCTGGCCGGATCAATAGCTGGTCGTGGTTCATTCCAGCTCCATGCAAACGCACTCATGGCTGGTATCCCGTCACGCGCTGCCACTCCTGCGAGAAGAGGGCGGAAAGGCGGTTATGGCGGAAAGGCGGTCAAATTCAGCGGTGTATTCACTCAGCGAGGCACACCCGCCAGCAGTGCGATGCGCCAGCATTGCCGCAAATACGGAGGCCGGGGAGTCGTAATACGCCAGTAGTGATTCGCCGTGTGGTGTCAGGCAGTGCAACGCCAGCCCGTGTGGTGTGAAGTCCACGCGGTAGCAGTCGTCTACTGTGAAATAAAGGGTGTCTGCATTCTCCGGTTTTGTGGTGCGTGCTCTGTTGTCACGACCACGGATGTAGAGATCAAATAATCCCTGAAGAACGGGAGCCAGACGGGTGTCCTGTGTGCGCACCCATCTTGTGAAGTCATGAGCGTCAATCATGCTGCAATTCTCTTTACTACAGATGTGCGAAGGCCTCCCGCCGCAAGGTGCAGGAAAGGCCCGGAACAGGAATTAATGGAGTTTGTTTTGCTGCTGGAAGAGTTGTTGCAGCTCGCGCAGATCATCCGCCAGATAGCTGAAAACAGAGGCGGAATAGATGTTCGATAGCGCGTGGCTGCGCTCATGCAGCATATTGATGTGCATGATTTGCGCGACGCGTGATGCGCGGAAAAGTCTACGGTTGATTTCAGTCTGGATGTGACGACGCGCAGCGTATGCGCGCTGTGGTTTGCGGTTTGCCATGGTGTGGCCCCTTGTGTAGTAAGTTGTGAAAACTCACCATCCAGAGCTGCGAAACTGTGGGTGGCGAGACGTACGAGGTTCGCAGTACCGGCTACACAAGAACACCGGAGAGCAAAGAATCCGGCCCGACCGAAGTCGGCCCCGTACGCCCCGCCATAATTCTGACGCGAAAAAAACGTGGCAATACAGTACGCACAAAAAAACCGCTGGCGCGGTTGTGCGCTTGTGTAGTCAGCAGGCTGCGAAACCCGGCACCCGTTTTGTGAGGTGCAGCGGAAATGTAACCTGACTGATTGCGGCATGGCAAGCGGTTTTTTTGTGTGTGCATGTTCTGGTTTCTTACTGGTTCAGAAAAAAATCAAAAACCTTGTCAATGCGTTGCAGCAGCTCTTGCTG